CGGTACATCAGGTTGGTGCGCTTGTAGTTCAGCGACTGGAAGAACGACGCGAGGTCGGTGCTGATGCCCGCGACGAGCAAGTCGGCGTCTGAAGACTGCGGAAGAAAAAGCTTGTAGACGGGCGCGGTCGGCGCCGCGCCGAGGGCCTCGATGTTCGCAGCGATGGCCTCGAGGCTGACGCGGGCGCGGAGCTCGGTGGCGAGCCCGTACCAGCTGTCGTTTTCCGCGCGGATCGCGGCGAGGTTCGTCGGAATGTCAACGCCCGGATCAGTGATCGCGGTAGCCACGGTGACGCTCGGGCTGGCGGCAGTGGCGCTGTAGCCGAAGCTGTCGTTGACGGTCGCGCCTTCGAGGCTGATCGAGCCCGTGTTGTCGGTGACCGTCGCGGGCACGCCCTCGGAGACGAGCAGCGGGGCCAGTCCTGCGGCGATCGCGGCGCTGATGGCGGCGGGGGTCTCGGCAGCGGCGAGGCTCGTGTAGGTGAACTCCGCCGTGCCGCAGCGCACGGTGAAGGCTTCGCCTGCGGCCGTCGTGTTGCCGGTCCAGGTGATCTCGACCTCGAGCGCGTTGGCGCCGGGAGCGAGGCGGCCCGCCAGGATCTGGTCGACGCGGGGAGTCTGCGTGAGGCCCAGCTTGAGCCGGTCACCAAACGCCGCCGTGATGTCCCCCGCGTCGACGTCCGTATCCACCGCGTCGGCAGTGGCGTAGGCGCGCACGCGCTCGGTAAAGCCCACACCAAAGGATGAGGGAGCGCCGAGGTACATCGGCACGCCGAAGTTGGTGCCCTGGACGGGCGGATTCTGAATCAGCACTTGCACTGAGATGTTGCGATCGAGCGCGCCCATGCGGTCACTCCTCCGGTGTGGCGATGGCCTTATCTATCAGGTCGGTCTGCGTCCTCGTGCGCGAGGTGATCAGACGGACGGCGTAGTCTGTCGTGGTCCGGTCCTCGGTGACGCCGTTGGTGTTGCGAGAGAGCCGGATGGGTCCGCTCAGAGCGTACGCAACGGTTATGCCGCTCGCGCGGTTGGCGTCGCTGATGACGTCGTCGTCGGTGCTGTCATCGATGAGCATGGCGAGCTGGTCGTGGTCGTCGCCGTAGACTGTGACGCGGAAGGTGGCAAGGCGGCGCTGTTTGATCGTGAAGTCGGCGTCGACGCTTGGGGCGTCCTGTGGCGTGTAGGATCGCTCCTTTTCGCCGTACCCTGGGGCGCTGACTTTGAGCACCGTCACATAGGGCTTCTCGGGACGCTCGCCGCGCTGATCTGAGTAGATGACCTCGGCTGCGGGTGCGTATGGGGCGAGTGCCGCCAGCACCCAGGCGCGCACCGCGATCTCGTCAAACGACCGGGCCATCAGATCTCCCCATCGCTGCCGATTTCAGCCAGTAAGTACTTGTTGTGGCGCGTGTTTGCATTGTGGTCGCGCCAGTCCTCGACGCTGATGACCTCGAACCGCCGCCCCTTGTAGATGACGATGTCTCCGGGGTACCCACCTGGGCCCGGCCTCGCACCGCGCAGGACATCGGCGGGCTGCGTATAGAGCTTGGACGTCTGTCGCGTGCGGTAGCCCTCGGGCAGGTTCTGGCGCTCGCGGCCGTTGATGGGCTGCCATGACGCGCGGATGTCGAAGGTCTCGGTGACCGCGGGGGTCCACACGCCATCGACATACCCACCGCTGCGGCGCTCCACGGTCATCGTCGTCGCACCTAGAAGAATCGCCATCAGCCGCGCCCCCTCTCGATGCGCACTTCGACACCGTCCAGCATCTCGCCCGAGTCGATCAGCGGCTTGGAGCTCTTCTTATCGTCGATGGTGCTGGGGGTGTTGGGGGCCCATTGCCCGTTGGTAATGCTCGCTTGGATCATCGCCTTGATCTCGTCGGCGAGCAGCTGCAGCGCGCGGGCTTCGGGCAGGGTGCCATCGACGACCTGCCCGAGCAGCTCTGCCCACCGCGCGAAGATCGCTAGGCTGCTGTTGTCGAGGGCGCTCGACATGAACGGGCGCGCGGGCACGTTGGCGCTGCCGAACTCGGCGAAAGCAGCCTTCGCGGCGTTGTCGGGGGTGAAGAACCCAATCTTCGCGTCGAGGTCGCCCATGGCTGCGATGGCCTGCCTGATGCGCTTGTATCCGAGGTCTCGGTCGACCGTCCTGCTTGTGACTCGTGCGCGCGGCATGGTGCCCTCCTCAGTAGACCGGCAGGCAGTCGTAACGATACCAGTACTTCTTGGCCGCATTTCTCGCCGCGTCGGCCACGCTCAAACCCCCGCCGCCGAAGCCCTGCGACAGATCGCCGGTCTTGACGTTCCCTGCGCCATCGATCGCGCCGTCGAGGAAGTACTCGCGCACGACACGCACCCACTCGTAGACGCCGAAGAGCACCTCTTGCGGGTACTGGTCAGGGGTTGGCGAGCCATCAAACGGGTTCTTCATGAACGTGTCCCCCGCTGAGCACGCCGCCAGCAACCAGCCGTTGAGGAAGAAATCTTCGCTCGCGTCGGCCGTCGGTATGCCAAGGTATGTCTTGAGGTCGTCACCGTAGAGCGCGAACGTGACGCCATCGCGGAGGAAGGACATTTGACGCGGGGGGTGTGGGTCGAGGGTGGGCCGAGGGTGCGCAGCGTGGCGCAGAACGCGGGCGGGAGTTGAACCCGCCAAGCCCCCCGATGGGGCCGCGCTGGTTGCTTGCGTGGCGCGGGGGCCCGCGCCAGTCGATCAGGGTGCCGTATCGAAGGTGCCGCGCGCAGCAGCCAGGGGGCGCTCGATGCAGAACGCGAAGCGCATCTCGGCGAGCATCGTGCGGCGATTCTTGACGAAGTCGTCGTTCTTGGTGCCGATCTGCAGGCTCATCGACTCGCGGTCGTAGATGACGGCGAAGGCGTCGAAGTCACCGACCAGGAAGTCGCCGCCGACGTTGGCGCCCTCCTGGTAGCGCAGCTGGTTGCTCCACGTGATCGTGAGGCCGAAGAAGTTGGAGGGCATCGGCTGCGACAGGTCGCGAATGAAGAGATACGCGTTCTCGTCATCGGTCTCGAGGAAGATCTCGAGCAGGTCGCCGGGGGCGAGCAGCACGTCGGTCGGCGTGTAGTTCTGGCGGATCACCTCGAACGCGGTGCGCAACAGGTGCTGCGAGCGCGACGACCCTGCGACGCCACCACTCCACAGGAACTGGGGCACCTCAGGGTCAACCCAGATGCCCCGGATGTTCGAGCCGACGCCGTCGCCGTAGAAGATGGCGGTCTCGCTCTTGCGCGCGACCAGGTCCATCAGCTTGAGGCGCAGGAAGCGCTCCAGGCGATTATCGTCCATCAGCACCTGAACCGAGGCGTCCTCCCAGACGGCCATGGTACAGACGCTCTTCTGAATCGGCGTGATGGTGTGCGACGCGCGGGGTTTGAGCTGAGACTCGGGCGTGCACTGGAAATACTGCGCCGTGACCTTGGTGTCGGCTGCGGCGTAAGCGTTGGCGGCCGCGTTGGTGGTGACGGTGTTGGTCGCCGAGTCGATGGCGCTGATGGTCAGCGTCTCCGAGTTCGTGCCGTCGTCGAGCGTGATCTGGTTGTAAGGCGCGGTCGTGCCGAGGCCGATGACCGTGTTGAGGGGGATGCTCGTGGCCGCGGCGAGGATGTCGGCGGTCAGGCGGCCAACCCAGGGAAACTCGGCCGTTTCCTTGTCGTACTCGACGCTGTTCGAGTCCACCGGGATACGGGGGAACAGATCGAAAACGCGCACCGCAGCCTGCCGGAGGTCGACGATCTCCGGCTTGTACCACGGTTTCACCACTCCGGGGTTGTTGGGGTCGTCGAAGGTGAAGTCGCTGTCGACCGACTTGCGCCCGCGGATCAGCGTGCCCTTCTCGACGGGGATCGAGTAAGGCGTCGCGCGCAAGATGCTCTTCTCGCGCCATTCCTTGAGGTTGTCGCTGCCGAGGATCTGCCGAATCGTGTTGCCGCGGGGGCTGGCGCTCTTCGCGTGGCCACCGACGGCGCCGCTCTCGACGTCCTCGACGACGCCCTGCAGCCGATTACACAGCTTGGTCAGCTCTGCCTGCTTGGCGTGGAGCGCGCGCAGCTCTTCGGTGTTGGCCTGGACAACTTCAAAGTCGCCGATGCGTTTCTTTTCGACGCCTTCGAGCGCCTTCTGAATGTCGGTCTGAAGCTCTGCCAGTGCCTTCTCGACCGCCTTCTTCTTGGTCGAGTCAAAACGTCCGGGCATGTCGCCCTCCTTCGGTGTTGGTCTGCCCCCAGATTGAGGCGGTCTGAGCTATATGCTGTCAGCCCTGCAGCGCGCGGCGCAGTCGGGCGAACGATCCAAGCATTTTGGCTTGCGCGACGTCGGCCTCGCTGGCGTCGCCGTCCATCATGGCGAGCGCCTCGGCGATCTCCTCTTCGCTCATCTCGACATCGAGACCCTCATACATCAGGCCATCTTCGAGCGCGCCCTTGACCAGCCACGCAACGTCTGTGCCGAGCACTTCTGCCATCGTTACGACGTGGTCGAGCGACACTTCAAGCTCTTCGCCTGCAATGACAGCTTCGACCGTCTCGGCTTCAAGCTCGGTGGCATCGACAAGCGCCTCGATGATCTCTTCGCGCTCAACATCCTCTTCGTCTTCGAGGATCTCGGCGATGCGCTCGGTCAGCTTCATCCCGAGCATTGCACCCTTGGCCTCGTCGACAGGCTCATCGGCTTTGGACTCTTCGGCCTCGATCGGATCGGGCATATCGAGGCTGTCTTCGCTGGCGATCGCATCTGAGAGCACGTCAATCAGCGCCTGCAAAAGCTCCACGCTCTTCGACCTCATGGGCGCCCTCAGCGCGCGGCGGGTTGCGCCACCGGCGCGCGACTTGAATGAGCTGATGAGCGCCTCGTGATTCGACCCGATGCCCACCGGCGACACCTCGAACGGGCGCACCCTGTTCCACTGGACAACGGGCGCGCCCCAGGCGGTCTTGTGCTCGAGCACCTGTGCGTCTTTCTCGAAGGCGTCGAAGTGAACCGACAGGCCGGTCACGACCTCGTCTTCGATCTTGAGCGCCATGTCTTTGCCGTCTGACGCGCGGGTGAGGTACCCCTCGACCCACAAGCCCTTCTTGCCATCGACCTCGCGGATCTCCGCGACAGTCCAGCGGCCGACCGGCTTGGTCATGTCGTGGTGGTCCATCATCAGAAGCTGCGCATCGCCGGCGGAGAACGCCTTGACGAAATCGTCATACGCACGCTCGCCGATGATCTCGCCGTGGCTGTCGTGGTTCTCCGGGGGCTCAAAGGTGCTCGCGAAGCCTTTTAGCGTCTTGCGCCCCTGCGCATCCACGCCCGCCTTGAAGCGGAGCGCCTTGCTCCGTCGCTCGATCTTCATTCGTCATCCCCTCCGCGGGCGATCAATCTGGGGCCCCTTTGGCGCGGGGCGAATGTTCTGCGTGGTCCGTCCGACTGCTCGGCGACCGCCTCTGCAACGGTCTCGCCTACCGCTTGCACGCTGGTCGGCAGGTATGAGCGATCCCAGCCGGGGTACTCTTCGAGGCCGAGCCCGAGCAAGTCGTTGATTTGCGACATCGGCACACCCTTCGCCCACATCTTGTCAGCCAGATCCCACCGCTCCGAGGTAATCTGCAGCAGGGCATCGACGCCGCTCGTATCGAGCACGACCTCGTAGTCGGCGCCAAACTCGGGGGCGATCTCGCGGTTGATGGCGTCGAGCTGCAGCCGAGCCTTGGGCAGCACGGTGCTGCGGTAGAAGACGAGCTCGGCTTGCTTGAGGTTCGAATAGGTGGCGCGGTCGAGGATGCCCACCAGGACGGGCGGCGTTCCCATGCCCCCGCAGATACCCTCGCGCGTCAGCTTGCGACCGTTGGCGAAATCCAGCTCGACGGCGTTACGGGCGAGCGCCATATAGCTCGACTTCTGCGCGCCGATGACGACCGTGCGGTGTGCGTTGGCGGGGCCTGCCCACTGCGCCTGGATGTGGTCCTGCACCGCCTGCCACTGATTTTCGGCCATGTCGTTCATGATGGTCAGCACGCCATCGGGCACTGCGCGATTTTGGAACGACTGCGCCTGCCATGACGCCGCCTCGGCGTCACTGCCGATTTCGAGCCGGGCACCCTCCACCGGTGCCAGGCCCTCGCCCTCGTTGCCATCGCCCACGCGGTGATACAGCACCTGTACCACATCCCAGATCTCCTGGCGGCGGCCGTTGGCGTCGCTGTAGTAGCGCACGTATGGCGGGATGAAGCCGGTGGAGGGGACAGCCTGAGATTCGTTGATATAGGTCTCGTAGCTGTCCTCGCCGAACGGCCAGAGCTGGACGGGCAGGCCAAGGGTGTCGATGCCCAGGCGTCTCAGTGCTGCGCGATGCTCGGCCCACTGCGACTCACCGCGGGCGCGTGACCTGACCTTTTGCAGGTAGACCGAGCCGGTCAGCTCCATGTAGAGCACCATCGCCTCGCGAAGCCTGGTGCCTGTCCAGTTCGGCGCGGGCTTGTTGAGCAGGCGTGCGAGCGGGTCGGTTTTGGGGTCGACCTCTTCGCCATCGCGCAGGACTTTGAGCGGGATTGCGGCAACGCTGCGCGCGATCAGCGACGCGCACGCATACACCCAGACGCTCGCAAGCTCTTTTGACAGTGCGCCCGTGCCGTCATAGGCCCCTCTGATTGACGCGGAGGGGTAGAACACCCACGGCGGGTCATCATCCGAGCCGGTCGTGATCGACTTCGCCGAGGTCGGCGCGGGGAGGCTGTTGCTCGACCCGCGGAACACGCGACGGATGCGCCCGAGCAGGCTCTTCGTTCTGTCGACCAGCAGTAGCGGCATCGGCGGGCGTGCTCATATCGAGAACACAACGAGTTTCCGATCTCTGTTGAGGTAGCGAAGCCCCTGGCTCGCTGCGTCAACTCGGTCATTCGCCGCCCCCGCGGGGAACGCGGCGCACTCGTCGAGGAAGTCGGTCAGCCACCGCGCGCGCTGCGGGAGGTATACGCACCCGCGCTCGATCAGCGGTGAGACAGCCTCGGCTCTTGCAATCTTTGAGCCGTCCGGGCGCACGGCGAGCATGCCCGGGATCTCCCGTTTTAGCGTCTCGAGGATCGCGCCGCCATACGCAGCTTTCTCGATGAGGTGCCGCTTGGCGATGTGGCGGTGCTTGGCGATGAAGCGCTTTAAGTTGGTGAGCATCTCAGGGAAGCTCCAGCGCCCGCGCGCCTCGTCGATCAGGTAGAAGTCGCCGTGCTTCGTCTTCGCCCAGCACTGCGTGGTCGTCCAGCTCGCCTGGCTCGACTTGCCGCCAAATGTCGCGTCGGTCGAGGTGATGCACTGCCGGATGTCGGGCGGGTCGGGCGGGTCGGTGTAGAGGCCGAACGCGCTTCGGCGCCAGATCGAGACCTCTTCGGCGATGGGTGATCCCTGATAGAGGGCGTTGAACTTACGGGGGCCCATCAGCGCGCGCTGGTCTTCGAGGAACTCGAGCGAGTAGCGCTCGGGGTGCAGGGCCTCGCCCTTCTTGCGGTACTCGTCACCTTCGGTGGCAATGGCGGGAATGTGGATCACCTCCCACGCGTCGCCCTGTACCTGCATGATGCGACCCCAGAGATCATCAGCGGCCCACCGCGTCTGGATCAGGATCTGCCCCGCACCCGGTTGCAGGCGCGTGCTGATGTCGGCCTGGTACTGCTCCCACGACTCGCGCTTGGCGGCCGCGCTGGTGGCATCCTTCCAGCCCTTCAACGGGTCGTCGATGATGAGCAGATCGACGCCCTTGCCCGTGATGCCGCCACGCACACCGACGCCGTACACGGACCCACCACCCCACCCGTCAGTGTCCTGTATCTTCCAGTGGATTTTCTGTCGCGTCTCGGGGTCGAGCGACAGGTTCGGGTAAGCGAGCTGGTAGGGCCTCGATAGGAAGCACTTGCGGGTCTCGACGCTGCGGTCGCTTGCGAGTTCGCTGTTATACGACGTGAACACCACCCGCGCCTGCGGATCATGGGCGAGGTGCCACGCGCCCAGGCGCTCGGCCAGGCAGGACTTTCCATGACGCGGGGGGAGTGTGATCGCCAGCTTCGGGCTGTCGCGCGCGCGAACGCGCTCCGAGACCTCCTCAAACTTGCGGGCCAATAGGCGATGAAACCACGCCGTCTGGTAGCCTGGCACCGTCGCTTGCGTCAGCCCGAGCAGCGATCGGTGCGCTTTGGCCGCGCGCACCGCGAGCAGCAGTTGCTCCTTTCTCTCGCGTGGGGTCAATCGTCGCCCTCGATATCCATGTTCAGCAGTAGCTCTTCAGTGCGCTCAAGATCGGCGTCGTCGAGATTCTTGGCCTGCGAGACGAGCATTTGAAGCTGGGTCGCGAGTTGTACGGGTTCGCCTTTGGGTCCGCTCAATTCGAGCTGCTTCGGCGCCGATACGCCGAGCGTTTGAAGGCAGTATTTCGCCGCATCGAGCTGCGTGCGTGTGGTCTCTTCGGCCTCGCGGGTCGCGGTGTCGATGACGGTCTGGGCGATGTCTGCTGCGCGCATGATGATCATGTCTTTGATCGCCGTCGAGATCGCGTCCTGCCGATCACGTGCGGCTTGCACGAGGAACGCGTCATACGCTTCGAGTCGCCCCGGCCAGTCGTACTTCTTGGACCACGTGCCCCACGAAGTCGGCGCGCGGGTGAGCGTGCTGTCGCCCTTGAGCGCGCGCGCGACGTCGACCTTGCGCCGCAGCGGGCCCGCATCCCTGTACGCCATGAACGCAGCCCACGCCCGATCAGTCTCCCCTGGCATCCTCTCCCACGGGTCTCGCGGGTGGCGCTTGGTGAGCACGCGTCGCTTTCTACCCCTGCCCATAAATCGCCTCGTGTATCAACTGCGCCTCGAATCCCCCGCGAGCCCACGCCACGATCCACCCCATCTCTCGACGCCGGAAGAGAAAGGCGCGCTGCGAGTTCGACAGGCGCGCAGCCGTTGCGTTCTCGCGCTTCATCTCGAGGCAAAGCCCGTGGAAGATGACGTCATCGGCGATCACCGGAACGGCGATGATGAAGTCGCTGACGCCCGAGAGCACGCCCGCGTCCTTGTTTTGCCCACCACGCCGCGCGCGCCACTTGGGGTCCGCGCCCCTGCCCGGGGTCGCGAGTTCGTTGGGCGTATGCCACCAGTCGAGCCGCGAGAGATCACGTCTTGAACGCAGGTAATCGGCGTATTTGCATGTCTCGGGGAACTCTCGCCGCGAGCCTGCGAGGGGCTTACCGATGCGCTCCCACTTAGCGAACGCGCGCTCGAGACGGGGCTCGATGAGCCTCGCGTGGTCCGCTGCCGTGGCAACCTTCATGGCACCCCCAGGTGCTCGGCGATATACGCCTTGCCCTTCCTGGTGAGTCTGGCCTGCAGGATGGTCTCGCACGATCCGGTGGCGCTCAGGTCAAGCAGCCCCAGGGCGCCGTATTTGACCATCTCCTCGCGTGCGCCTGGCTTACACTGGAAGTCCATGCGATTCGCGAGCAAGAGCAGATCCTGAGCAACTTGCCTCCGGCTGGGGTTGTGGGCCTCCGAAGCCATGGCCGGCGCGCCACTGCGCCAGCGCACCAGCATCGCCACGACATACGCAGCGGCGATCGGCGACAGCATCCAGGCCACGCCTACGCAAATGGCGGTGATCACTGGCACCCATGCACGCATGAGCGCCAGCAGGCTCCACATCCCGTCAATCCACATCTGCGCAAGCTCGGTCATTTCTCCCACCTGATCCACGACGCCCCCTTCTCGGTGATGTCGTAATCGAGTTGATTGGGGGCAGAGTATTTGTCACTCCGTCTAATGTGTTCATTTTCCTCATGAAATGACAGCTCCCGGTGCCATTTTGCGGGGTCGATATCCTTGCCTGCCTGGATCAGCAACGCGCAGATCAACTTGCGTCGCCTCAACTGTCGCCCGCGCCACGTCAAAAACACGGGATGCAGCGCCAGTAATGACAGAATGACAGTGACTGATATGACGCCTATGGCACCGTCTGACATGTCACCGCCTCCGCTTGCCGTGTGTACGGCGCGCCAGGCGCCATGATGCGGCCATCGCATACGCCCACCCCGCAACGAAGAGCGCGGGCATGCAGGCGAGCGCGACGAGCGCCCCTGTGCGCTCGCTGAGCAGTCTCATTAATCGCCCTTCGGGGTGAAGACGAAAGCCATCCCCGGCCCCTTGTTGATGAGCGAGACAGACCACCCTGACGCCGCGAAGAGGTCGACCAGCGCTTGCCTGTAATCCGATCGATTGAACAGCAGCGACCGCGCATCCCCAAGGCATGCTGCCTGCGTCAAGACGACCTCTTCACCCACCTCGATCGAGGCGCCCCGCTGCAGGGTCTCCAGGCTTTGCGCGAGCGACCTGTTGATGTGCGCGACCGATCTGTCCACCGCCGCGTCAAAGAGGCGCTCGCCCTGGTCGAGCGCCTCGCTCGGCGTCATTGGCCGCGTCCAGTCCAGCTCGGAGGCGGGCCGCTTCCCTTGCTTCTCTTCGCTCTTCTTTTTGGCCATTGGTGCTCACTCTCCATTTTGTGTGCAATCACATAAGCTGCTGTCACTGCAAGATAAAATGCCACGAGCAGCAGCCAGCGTCCGATTTCGCGGTTGACGGTGTGCCGGATCGCCCTGATCGACGCGCTCGCAAGGTCTGCCTGCCGCTCGATCAGCTCAAGCGCAACGTCGCCCTCGCCGATCATCTCGACCGCAAGCCATGCCGCTTCACGCTTCCAGTCCATCTGGGCGCCGCGTGAATATCAAGACGTTGACGGGAGCGGTGACGTGGTGCTGCATGCCCCGGCCCACAGCAAGCTCGTCGAAGGTCTCCACCTCCCAGCCCTGCGCGCGGTACAGCTCGCCGAGGTACTGGTAGCGGTCAGCCTTCTTCACCACGAAATTGACGTGTGTGTCGAGGTGCGTGGCCTCCCTGACCACCAGCGGAAAGCCATCAGGCTCGCGCAGTGCCTGCTCGAGCCTGCGGTTGATCGAGTCAACCCACTGCGTGATGCGCGAATCCTCTCGCTGCTTTGAGGCCACCAGTGCGTCGATCGGTCGGTGCGGTTTTATTGGCTGCATCTTGCGCCCCGTGTTGCTAATATCTACACTGCCGGTAGGCAATGCGTTGACGATGATACGCATCAAAGCAACACAACACAAGGGGCAGCATGGGCAATAAACCCAAACCCGTTCACCTGAAGATGACGCAGAGTGAGCACCGGCGCGCGCTTCGGATGGTCGAGCTTTCAGAGTGTCGCTCGCTATCCGAACTGATCAGGCACTCCCTGCAGCTGTACGACGTGGCGCTGCAGGCCCGCATGCAGGGCGCTGAGATCGTGTTCGTCCACCCTGAGACGCAGCAGATGGGGCCCGTGGTCGTCGCGAGCCTCGCCAACGTGGGCCGCAGCAATGAAGGCTGAGTTGATCGCACGATTCGGGGGCATCATGGGCCCCTACCTCGACCTCGTCTTCGACCTTCTACACAAGGGTCGGCGCGTCGAGACAAGGAACGCGCCCACACGGCAACTCTTCGGCAGGCACCTCAAGTTCGACCTGGCGCAGGCGTTCCCACTGCTGCAGCGCAGGCGCATGGCGTGGCGGTGGACCGTGGGCGAGCTCGTGTGGTTCCTGAGCGGATCGACCGATCTGCGCGACCTGCAAGCGATGGGCTGTCGCTGGTGGGATGCGTGGGAGGGTGCGGCCAAGTCGAGCGGGGGCCGCTACAGGCTCGGCCCTGTTTATGGGCAGCAGCTTCGCGGTTGCCTTGGGCGTGACGAATGGGGCGAAGATGACGCCGAGTTCGACCAGCTCGCATACGTGCTCAAGACGCTTCGAGACGAGCCCGCCTCGCGCCGCGCGCTGTGGTCGATGTGGCACCTGCCTGATGTGCCCTGTATGGCGCTCCCGCCGTGCCATGGCATCCACTGCCAGTTCTCGCTCGCTGCGGGTCGCCTTGATCTGATGATGACGCAGAGGAGTGCTGACGTGTTCCTCGGGCTGCCCGTCAACATCGCCTCGTACGCCCTGCTCGCAAGGATGGTGGCGCACTGCCTGAGCGTTCCGCTCGGCACAATGCACATCATGATCGGCGACGCGCACCTGTACGAAACCCACCTCGGCGCGGCGCGGGAGCTGCTCGACCAGGCCGCCCCCGCCGAGGATCCGTGGCTTCACATCAACCCTGGCATGCCACGGGACATCGACGCCCTGCGCGACGCGCTCGGCGAGAGGCTGCGCGCAGGCGAGCCGATCAGCGATGTGCTCGTGCTCACCCAATACACCCCAGGCCCCAAGATCGGGGCGGAGCTGATTCCATGACTGAGCGATACCGAGTCGGGCTCATGGTGCCCATCGTGGTCGAGGTCGACGCAGAGAGCACGCCCAAAGCCATCGAGCGTGCAAAGCTCGCTGTCGCTGGGTCGTGCGACTTCGGCCTCGGGTTCGCCGAGATCCTGCACGAGTGCGACGTCAAGGAGCCGCGCCTCAAAGGGGCAGAGCTTGCAAGTGTGTTCGAGCGCGACCGGTGGCTCAAGTAGCGGCGCATCGGGGCCACGGCGCCCGCAGCGAGGTCGCGCCTCGCATGCGCCCTGTGGGGCTCGGCGGTCGATCCCCCTACACAGTAACGGTCAGGCCGCGAAAATTGCGGCCAGGTCTTGCGCTTCGGATGGATCAGACAGCTGGACGAAGAGAGCAGGCTCGAGGACATGGCGACGCAAAGTCGGGGGGTGCGGATGACGTCAGACAACGGCGCCGGGATGATGTGGGGCAACGTCGAGGCCCATGACCCGCACCGGGCGCGCCGCGAAATCATGAGCGCGCTGATGCGGCAGGGTGTCGACTTCGCGAGCGTGGGCATCATATCAATCGCGAGGGCTTGGGGATGGCGCGAAGGGGCCTACCCGCCCACCAGTTCAGCGATGCGTTGCCTGCTGATTCGGTGCCCTGACGCCCCGTAAGCCAGCCACAGCTTCGACAGCCGCGCGGCCTCCCTGATCATCCCGAGCCCGTCGCGGTCCACCTCATCCCAGAAAACCACGATCCGATCCGCAGCATCCCACACCTGCCACCGATCGCATTCCTGGTACACGAGCACCTGCGCCCCCCGGACGCGCGCAGCACGCTCCGCAGCCACCTCGACGCCAGCCCTGCGACTTCCCACCAGCATGAACGGCTTGGCGAAGCATGAGACCCATTCTTGCACGCGAGCGGTGCGCTTGTATTGACGCGAGCCGGTGATGAGCACCCGGGGCAGGTCCATCGAGAAGTGTTGCAGTGTCAGTTGCACAGTATCATTCATTGGTCTCACCTTTGAGAGTGGGGGTTCTGGGGAACTTCTGGGGGAGTTCTTGGGGAAGTTTTGGGGAATGCAGGTGCTTGTAATCATTGGGTTTGGGGAGGTTGGGGAGGTAGTTTTGAATCAAGAAAATACATGTGCACGATGTATGCGTGGCGCGCTGCGGTACTATGAAGACATTTACCTCCCCAACCTCCCCAAACGGTTAAATATCAACAACCTGCATTCCCCAAATAACCCCCCAAAGACTCCCCAGAGACTCCCCAGCGGCGAACGCACGTATCACTCCCCCTCGCGTCAAGAACCGCAAAGGGCGCCCACCGAGACCTGCCCGGAAGCGCCCATCAGAACCGACCGCGCCGAAGCTCAGAGCGCGAACTCGGGCATCACGAGATTGATGCGGCGATATCCAGCGACCTTCGCGGCGATCTCAACCGGGGTGCCACCTGGCGGCGGCTCGATCGACAGCAGGCGCCTGGTGAAAGTGCGCGAGTTGACGGGGCGGAATCCGTTATCACTGCACCATTCACGGTAACGCTTGTAACAAACCGACGCCTTGGGCCACGCCGAGCGGGCGTCCTCGTTGCCCACACTGACCCCTTCGGCGGAGTCCAGCCACACGGCGACGTTGTCGCTTGCGATGCGCCATTCAGCGAAGAGCGCCTCGGTGCTCGGCGGTATCGTGTACGACCCCCGCGCGAGCAGCCCCTTGCCGCACTCGATAGCCCACGAGACGAGCGCCTCGGTCTCTCGGGTGGCGATCTTGCGCCCGATGTCTTTGACCTGCTTGCCAGTGCCCCTGAAGCGATGCGTGAAACCGACCGGCAGCCACCTGATCCACATGGCGTCAGTCGCGCCCGGTGCGGGTGGGAGTGAGTTGCCTGCGAAGAGGTGCAAGGCGACGGGGCGGAAGTCGAAGACGCTGTCTCTGATGTGGCGCGCGCTGATCGGCTCGCCGGAAACGACCGCCTTGAAACCGGCTTCTTTCATGACCGAGCCCTCGTCGCACTCGGTGACCACGTTCAGCCGCTTACCGGCGAGCTTTGCGGCGTAATATTCCTGGCCGATCGAGTGCGGCTGGATGTGCGCCTGCACCTCTTCGGGGATCAGGTGCGAAAGCATCGCGAGCCACTGCGACTTGCCGGTGCCCTGGGGCCCGTAAGCCAGAAACGCCTTGTTGTAGTAGGGCCCGAGCCCGCACAGCGCGCTGAAGATCACCTCGCCCATCAGGCGGATCTTCGCCTTGACGTCCTTGACGCGCTCATCCTCCGCGACCTTCTGCGCGTCGGTGGCGTCCTCTGGGTACTCCGGCGCCGCCGAGCCATGAACGGTCGACAGGTACTGGCTCAACAGGTCCATCTTGAGCCGTGGGTCGGGCTCCTCTTCACCCTTCGGCCATGGCACGTACTCGCAATCGATTGCAGCTCGGGCGCGGTGCTCGTGCGAGCCGTCGATCACGTACACCTCGCCCGACTCAACATCGGCGTGGATGAAGCTCCCGCGCACCGCAAAACCGCGCCTTTCGCGCTCAAAGAATCCGGGGTGCCCGGTGAGCGTGTGCGCGGTCTTGAGGGCGTCTCGGCATATCTGGACGCTCGCCTCAAATCGCTCTGGCCTCCCCCCGCGACCGCTTCCGCACTCTTCGCGGTCCCACTTGAGAATGACGCGCTTGAACGCGTCATCGCTGACCTGGCGCCAGCATCCCGCGCCGGCGTGGTATCGCCACAGGCCGCCCTCGTCGAACACGACGCCAGTCCCCGCGCCATCAATCTCCCGTAGCACGCGCTCTGCGACCTGCAGCTGAGTGGGCCTCTCGGTCCACCGTGCCTGCTCGCGCTGCCGCCTCTCTTGGCTCATCGCCTCAAGCTGCTCGGTGCTCGAGTCCTCGGGCACGTCGGCGACCGGGGGCCCGCTCGGCCGCTCTTCGCGTCGCTCGCCATTACCCACCCCGCGGAGGGCCGGATGATTTGACGCGCGGGAGTAGGATCGGGGCGCGTAGCGGTCGCGTATCCAGTCGCCGTCCAGGGTGCAGCTGCTCCGCTTGCAAGCTGCCGTGTAGGCGCCCGAGGCCATCAGCGAAATGCTCGCGATCCCCTTCTTTTTGGCCTGGCACGCGGGGCACGTCTTGAGCACCCACGTGGTGTCGAAGTCGCCCCCCTGCGCGCGCTTCGTCTTCAAGATGTTCGAGGCCACGTCGGGGTGCCCGATGATGTCCCGAACAAGATCAAACGCCCCCTCGCCAGCCTCATCGATGGGCTTGCGCCAGCGCGCCTTGGATCGCGTCACGGCCTGCGCGCGGCGCGGCGCGATGTACGCTTCAAGGTCTTCGAGCCCGACTATCTCGACCTCCGCTGGCCCGCTCAGTATACGCGAGTATCGGTGCGGCCTTTCCTCGCTATCGGCGCCCTTGCAGGTGATCGTGCCGTAGACCTTCAGCCGCGTGTCTGCCGTATACACCCCGCGGTCGACCTCGACGTGCTCGTCATCGAAGCGCTCGTGCAGCTCGGCGAGCAGATCTTTGAGCACGTCGCGCACGGCGTTGGTGTTTGCGAGGTCGCACGCGTAAAGGATGTGGATTCCGTTGCCAGAGCGGCAAACGAAGGGCGCGGGGAAGTTGTGATCGGCGAGGTGATTGATGATCTCGCGGGCCTTGGCCGCCGCAAGCTCGAGCTCTTCGTCGCTCGAGCTGATCCCGCTCACCCGCTTCGGGTCGAGGTCGACCATGATCCAGCGGCGCCGCTGGACATCGGCCTCTGATGTCGATTCATCGCCCCGTTGTACGCGCTCCAGGACATTGGCGCCGCGGTGCAACAGCTCAGGGTTGAGCGTGTGGGCGTTGAACTGTACCGCCGTGCCCTTGTGGGCCACCACGCGCTGGAGCTGCCGAATGGCCGCATCGATGTCGTCAAACCAGCCCTGGTAAAGCCCCGGGTGCTTCCATCCCCTGAGCGTCACACTGCGGCACTGAATGTCAAACACGTCGCCAGGACGCGTGAAGGTGCGCAGCGTACGGCGCACCTCTGCGGGATCAAACACAGGTCGTTTGTCGGTCATTGGTTCCTCTGATGTTGATTCAACCAGGTTCAGGTTCAGTGCCAGAGACCCCCATCTCGAGCATCAAACCACCAGCCATCATGCACACCTCAAACAGATGACGCAAGGGGGCTTGACGATCGCGCGCGCGCGCGTAAACTGGCCTGGTCTATCCTCTGATGGATTCAACCAGACCACACCCGCGCCACACGACCACCCCCTTAGCGGTCAGCGCGGGTGTTGTCGTTCTTGCGGTCAGTCATCGTCAGCGCCGAATCGGTAAGCAATGAGCTGGTTGAAGAACTGGCTGGCGTCACTGTCGTTACTGTATGCGAGATTCAGGGTGATCTGGCCGCACAGATATTCGCGCAGGCTCTTGCGCTCGCCCGTGTCGGGGCAGCACCTACCTGGGCAGTGACGGCAACGGGGTAGGCAGGCCACATCCCACGAGCGCAGGCCAGAGCACACCTGCCATGTCGGCCCGAGCACGGCATCTATCAGACTAGGCCAGCACCCCGAGAGCGGCATCGTCACCAGGTCGTGCGCGGCGCACCCCCCATTGCCACACAGCGCCCCCGCGAGCGGCTGCGGGAGGCCCATGCGAGCGCGGTACCTGGCGCGCGCCTCGGGGGTCATGCGTCGGAGGTCACTCATGATCTGCCCACCACGGTCGCACCGTTCTCCGCTCGCCCTTGATGGTCAGCAGATACCGTGCGTAAGCCAAGCTATCTGCCCACCACGGTCGCACCGTTCTCCGCTCGCCCTTGATGGTCAGCAGATACCGTGCGTAAGCCAAGCTATATGCATGTCGGCCGCCCGGCGACCGGCTGTAATGGTCAACGGGCGTATGTCTACACAGCGGCGCCGCTTCGTCAGGGTGCTGAAGCGGGCGCTCCGGGCACACCCAGACGCCCCAACCGTCGCGCAGCAACCACGACGTTGTGAATGGCCACGGGCACCGCTGCAGGTCAGGAACGGCGCAAGACTCCGGCTCGCACAGCTGGCCGGCCAGCGGCAAGGGGAGGCCCCGACGGACTAGGTCTCGCGTGCGCTCTTCTGGGCTCATTCGCCGAAGGTCACTCATCGTCATATGCTCCTGAGAAGATCGAGGTGATTGGGATTGAGACGCGCACGCCGCGCCTGACACGTTCGCGCAGCGACTCGGGGCCTATCCTGAGCGCGCGACGCGCCTCGGTCTCGGCCATGAGGCGCCGGACCTCGCGCTCGATGCGCCGTGCTTGTTCGAGCACCCACTCGGCCTCTGTCCAGCAATTCAGGCCAGGGCGCGCCCAGCTGCACCAGACGCCCAGGCGTTCCCAGTGATACGCCTCGAGATCGCTCAGGCTCGGATCATCCTCATCGAGAAACAGCAGCTCGCCTTCACAGCGGGCGGGGCTCAGCCGACCAGCACACAGCCCGCCGGGCAACGGCAGGTCGACGTCAGGAGGCGCCAGGGCGTTGCGGCGAGCGAGGTGGCGCGCCCGCTCCTCGGGAGTCATCCGTCGAAGGTCACTCATTGCCAGACCTCCGACGCGGCCCGAGGCGCGTGATGACGCCCGACAGCTCAAGCACCCTGTTGATCTCCTCTTGCTCTTCGCGGTCGCGCTTTTCCTGCTCAATCAGCTCGGGGCACCAACATCGATGACGATGCCAGGGCCTCAGCCACGCATAATCGCACCGACCCTGCGCGATCTTCGGGAGTGCGATCGCACTTATCGGCATGTTGAAGCCATACGCATTCATCGAATCAAACCACGGCTCGCTGCCGACAAGGGACTCGCCCAGTGAATCGATACCCTGGCACCTGCCCTCGCCGACGCCGATGCATCGCGCATGGGGATCCATGCCCCGCCGTCGCATCCATCGCACGCGCTCTTGCTCCGATCGCCTCGAGTCAACGTTCATCACTTACCCCCTTTGAAGTGTGAACCACTGTTCACATTTAGCGACATAGCGCACGATCGCTAAAGCCGCCCTATACGCTTATTTGAGCCTGTAGACCTTGCCCCTGCCACTGCCATCCGTCTCGACGCCCGGAACCGCCGCGAGCCGCTTGCGGGTCCACACGACGGATGCACCCACCAGCGAGGCAAGCTCCGACATCGGCCACCACCCCTCCGCGTCACCGTGCTCTGCCGTGAGGCGTCTCGCGGCCTCGGCGACCGTCGCATCGTAGGGGCCCTGGATGGCGACGGCGGGGAGTAGATCCAGCTCACGCGCGACGTCTGCTTCGGTACGCGCGCCCAGCCTTTCGAGCTTGGTGAGGAATTGCAGCAAGCCCCGGACGTTGGTGTCTCGCCAAGGCTGGCGCTTGACGAGCGCTCGCCCTCCCGCGTCGAGGAAGGCGCCCCGGTCGAGCACCAGTGCATCCATCTCCCCCGCAGACTCCCGAAGCGGCGGTATCGTCGCCACCTCGCCGAACCTGCTAAACAGGTCCGCCCGAAATCGACCGGCGCGCATGTCCGCTTTGAGGTCTCGGTTGGTGGCCGCAATCACCGAGCACCGCACCGAGTGCGACTTGTCATCACCCACGGGCCGAAGCTCGCGCTCGGAGAGCAGGCGAAGCAGGCGTCCCTGGGTGTGCGTGGGCAGCTCGCCCACCTCGTCGAGGAACAGGCAGCCGACGCCCGCCGCGCGCACCAAGCCTTGACGCGAGGATGCCGCGCCGGTGAACGCACCCCGCACGTGCCCGAAGAGCTCGCTGTCGATCAGCTCGGGCGAGATCGCCGCACAGTTGACGTGGACGAAGCCACCCGTCCGACCCCCGGGGCAACCGTTGGCCTCCCAAAGGGCGCGCGCCGTGTGCGTCTTGCCGACCCCAGGCTCGCCCAGGAGCAGGATGGGGACGACTGAATACAGGCGCTTGAGGCGCGCGAAGCTCTCTTTTGATATCATGTGCGAACCCATCGTTTGGTGTGGGTATGGTGCAGGGAGAGGGGGGCTCGCTTGGCGGTGGGCCCCCCTCTTCTTTTGTGCATAGTACAACCATATTTTGTTAAATAAAAGGGTTGCGTTCTGCATTCTGTTAAATAGAATATGGTCATCCACGGCGCACATGCCCACCGCCAGCTCGGGGCGCGCCACACCCTGCACCACAGGACACACCATGAACTGCCGCATCATGCCCGCAGCCGCACTGCTGCTCTTGCAGCTCGCCCACGCCAGTGACGGCGCACCCGTCACCGATGCCAACGAAGCGATGGCCGACTACCTCGTCGCCGAGGGGCTCGCTGATTGGGTGGGCGAAGACTTCATCTTCCCCACGATCGAGGGCATGAGGGCGATCAAGTGAAGGCGTGCGCCCGCGTGATCGCCAAACTCACCGCATAACGCACGACGCCCCGGGAGTGCCGAATCTCACCGGGGCGTCAAGCAAACAGGAGTCGCCAATATGGCCGACAGCGATAAGAAAGCAAGGGGCTCAAGCGGGCCTCGTGGAGAGGTGCGCCGCACAGCGCACCTGGGCGTCAAGATCACCGTACCCGAACGCGAAGCTCTGCGCGCATACGCGAAGAGCAGCGGGATCACGATGTCCAGCCTCGCGCGGCGCTTGATCCGCCGTGGTCTCAAAGCGGCCGGAAGGCTCGAGGAGGGGGTGTGATGAAGCAGCACCCCCAGGCCAGCCCACAGCTCGTAGAAGAATACCTCGCCCGCCAGGCATTGCGCCGGGTCGGGGACTACGCCCTGCTGATCAAGAAACTCACCGAGCGCGTGAGCGAACTCGAAGACCGCGTCAAGGCCCAGGCTCAGTGCGTCAGCAGCCTCAACGCACTCATCCACAGCCAGCGAGCCTGCATCGACCACCCCCAGCGCACCGAGAAGGCATCGACCCCCGAGCCCCAGAAGCCGAGCACACCCCGAGGTCGCCCCACGGTCCACGAGGTCTGGCGATGGCCCTCGCGACCTGAAGCCATCGCGATCCTCAGACGCAGCCAGACTTTCGCCGCGCTGCGCGACGCCTGCATCCCTCATGTGCACATGAGGGGCTACATACCCGCGCTGATCACCCACTACTGGATCGCAGACAAGGAATGGATCGACCCCGCCCGGAAGCAACGCATCCGGCCCGTGCCATACGCGCGAAAGCAGCTCGCGCGCATCGTCTCTCGCGCCGCCTCGATGAACGAAGTAGCCGCCGCGGTCGCTGCGGATCACTCCACAGTGACCGTCTGGTGTGCCCGCCTTGGAATACGCCACCCAAACCGCAGTCACCCCAGCCACCAGTGGTGGGAAATCGAACGCCGCAAGGAGCAAAGCCAATGAGCAGCCAGCACATCGTCTTTGTGGGGTGCAGTTCGAAGAAAAGCGTCACCCAGGAAGAGCACGACCGTAACATCGAGGTCTTTGCTGCATCCTTTGGCTACCCGAGCGCCGCGAGCATGACGGCGCTGCTTGGCGGCGAGGTGTCCGTCGAGGCGATCAAGAGCGGAGGTGGGCAGTGATGCTGAGCCTTTACAGATGCGAACTTGAGTTCGATAGCGATGACCTCTACTGCGAGGTCACGGCATACGCCGTCGCGGAGACAAGCCGCGATGCCATCAACGCCGTAGACTGGGATGATGAGTGCTCAAACAGTGGCCTTATGGGGCACGAGTACGAGTTCCTCACGCCGCACACAATCGCATTCAAGGTCACCAAGCAAGACGAGCGGTTGATCAGGGTGATCCTAGATTACGTGAATGGCGACGAGGGGTGGGGGCCAGACACGCTCGTGTGGGGCGCAAAGGGCGTTCTCACACTGCGCGAAGCTATCGGCAAGTACGTGATGGGGGAAGGGGGGCGAGCGTGAGACGAGCACCAAGGCGACGACAGCAGAAAGCGCCAGCGCGCAAAGATCGCACGCAGATGGAGATTTACCGATGCATCTCCGCAGCGGTAAGGAGGTCGAAGAGCACCAACGAACTGGTGTTTGTTGAGATATGGAGCCGAGCCGAATGGGGCTATGCATTTGACGCGGTGCATGCGCTGCAAGAAAGCATGGGCGGCGATGTATACACCGAGTCGAGCCCGCTCATCATCGGTCACTTCATGGAGGCGTGGCGCGTCCACATCTACGAACCAAGGGGTGATCTGGCGGCTGGGCTTAAGCGGCTTGAATGGGCTGACGACGCGGAGGGTGCATCATGACCGAGCGACCCACCACGCGCGCCGACTGCCCGCCAAAGGATGCCGATGGGCGCAGGCGATGCCCGTGGATCTCATGCAGGCATCACACATGGATCGACATATATCGGGCCATGCGGCGGAACGCGCCAGAGCTCGCGGCGCACTTCGACGATCCGCTCATCATCAAGCGCCCCTGCTCGCTTGACCTCGCCGACGAAGGCGGACTGACCCTCGAAGAGTGCGGCGATGTGCTCGGCGTGTCGCGCGAATACATCAGGCTCGTGGAGGCGCGCGCCACCAGCCTGATCAAGCGCAGGCACCCGAACCTGATCGAGCTGATCGACGCCGGGGGAGTGATCCGCTGCGAGCCACCCACGCCCACCACGAGCAAGGCGACCGCGACCGCAAGCGCCAAATGGGAACACCAGCAGTATGACGGGCCTCCGCTGCGTGAGTATCGGACGGCCCACGCCGTCAAGGCAAAGGAGATCGCGCCGCACCTGGGCGTCAAGCGAAACCGCGTGAGGGTGATCGAGTCCGGGTCGGTACCCGTCACCAACGGCCGTGCAGATCAGTACAAGGCCGCTGTGGACGCGATATCGTGCGCCTGGATGGCCTATCGCCAAATCGCAAGCCCCGTGGGCACCGCCAAGCGCGTATACAAGGTGATCGCGTCAACGGCCATGGTGCGCACCAGCAGGCTGTCAGTCCGCGACCACGGCATCACGCATTACGACTACAGGGCCGTGCAGTCGTGGCGCACATCGCCACCGGAGACGATCGACGCCAACCTGCTTCGCGCCCTGCTCGTATTTGCGACCCACCATGGAATCTCGCCGCGGTGGCTCTTCTCTGGGGCGGGCCCGAAGATCACCCCTTCCGACGCGTCACCGCAGCCTCAGCGCCCTGCGCGACACCCTCGGCGATCGCGCTGATCATCTCTCGGCGACCACCTGGCCCGGGGCCCCGGCGCACTCGACCCTTCCTGTCGGGCGAGTCGGGAAACGCGACGAGCCCCATCCGCTCGAGCTCGTCGATGATCGCCGCCGCGCGGCTGTACGCACCCCCATGGGTGCGCATCATGACGCCCATGACCCGGTCAATTGCTTGTGATCTCTGCATGTCGGCCCTCCGTTTGCCTGTGACAGGTGCGTCTAAAGCATGAGGGGTCGACAGGTGGTAAGCAATATCAATCGGGCACAGCTCGCCCGGCTCGCCGAGCGAGGATTCGAGACGCCCTGGGATCGGGTGACGCGGGAGAACCGAGAGCTGCGCGAGCGCGTCGCCGAGCTCGAAGGGCGCATCGCTGGGCTCGAGCGCTCCCGCTCCCGGGCGATCGCCGATATGCACGAGGCGCTCAGGCGCTTCGCCGTCGACACCGAGCGCTACACGGCAGATGACGCGGAGGTCGAGCAGCTATGAGCATGTGCAAGCGCAAGGGCATCGCGATCCACGGGATCAGCGAGGGCGGCCGGGTGGGTCGCATGGGGTTCAGCGACGAGTTTTGCGGCGCGCTCAAGTCGTGGGCCGCGCCCATGATGGACGATGAGACGCCGTGGGATGTGGAGATCGACGAGGTCATCTGGGCGGGGCTCGCCCAGAAGCTGGCGCCGCCGCTGTCCTCGCTGCCCGATGTCGCTAAGATGGTGGTAGACTACCTCGTCGACGTCGTCACGTACGCCCGCAATCGCCGGGAGATCATGATGCACTGTGAGGCGCAGGTGCTCTCCCTGGGCCCCGGTCGCCCGATGATCGCGCACTCGCTCGGCAGCGTCATCGCGATCGACCTCGTTACCAAGTGGCTGATCGAGGGGCGCTTCGCCGGTGCGCCTGAGACGTGGCCCATTGCCGGCCTCGTGACCATCGGCTCGCCGCTTGGTATTGACGTGCCGCTCATCGATGCGCTTGGCTTCACCGACCGCGCCGACGTGCTCGCCGCGCTGCCCGAAGAGCTTGCGCTCGAGCGGCCCTGGCGATGGATCAGCATCACCGACCCCAACGACGTCGTGGTGCAGGGCGAGCTGTGGGATGCAGTCACAGGCAGGCGCTCGCCGCGCCTCGAAGCGCACGAGGGGTATCGCAGGCTTGGGGTCGACCACCTGCCCGACATCGACACCGG